GGGAGAGAACCATGGATTAACATCCATGGTTCTCTCCCTACATATGATTGTGTGTCGTTTCACCGCGACACCCGGCAATCATACATATTCATTGCAGATCTCGTTCTGCTCTTATTTTACGTAGATATAGACGTGTTGAATAGGGGTAGAACCCCTAATCGCATTTGCTGTATTTGCTTTAAGAGACCTATAGAATAGGCAATAGCTTAATCTATAGATTATGAGAATGTATATTAATATGATATTTAGTCACCACTCCGGAAATTAACCACTTCTAAGTGATGACCGTATGAATGAAACAGTTGTGGCTACTGTTTTGTACGTTTATGCCGTCACCCCAGAGAGTCAACTCTGAGAATAAATCACCCACTTCTGCGAGAAGTTGTAGCAGCCTGTAAGGACGAGCTGTGTTTCGACTTGTTCGCATAGATTATTGAATCTCATGAACTGAAGTTTAATGACTGATAATTAACGCTTGTAAGGTTTTTTAATCGTTGGAATCCCACCTATTAGTTTCGATTTCGCTTAACTGATCTCCACCCGCAGTAGGGTTGAAGAGAGATCATAGATCTAACGAACTTTTAGGAAGAATTGGTCCACCGGTTTTAATTTGACTGACGTACTAGTACTTACTATAAGTGAACAATATAGATTTATATATGCACGTTTACCTCATGACAACCTGAGTGAGGAGGTTTGGTCACCTAAATTTACCGTGTCTCTGTATGAATTTTGAGGTTATCGATAGTTGTTCTACTGATGTGATTGAGATGATATCGTCTTGGTTTGTTTAGCCCGTTGAGGTTAGTCCCTATTCCCACTAAAATTATGAATTCTAATCATTTCGAGGAATCAAATTTGAACGACCTGGGGATCTGGCTTGCACTTTTCGTAGTGCTTGCTTCAGTTTTTTACCTTTTCAGCACTAATGTGCTTGAGTCCCAGTCTGGCTATGGCCAGTCTAAATGGGAATCGCGCGTCAAGAATGAAAGGAAGGCGCACAACCGTAAGGATCGTGCGCAGCGAGAGAAGGAAGCTCGCATTCAGGAGACTAAAGAGAAAAGTCGCGTCCGCCGCGCTAACCGAGCTCTTAAGTCTCAATTTGGTATCAAGGAAGCCGTCAATTTCACGTTAGATGCACCTGATTGGATTTTCGATAAATTCGGAGCCAATTGGTTGATGCTCCGTGAGATTGCATCTGATTTCAATTTCTCTCTGCCAGATATTTCCATTCCTGATTTTGGAAAATACTGGACTTTATTTAAAGAGAGTGAAATTTTCGCTGAATTGTATCATCTCCTTCGTATGATGATCACATTGGGATTTTTGAAGAAGATAGACATTTCCTTTCGAGGTATGTCTTTGTTTGTTTCTGAACCTTTGCGTCAACAGGTTACTGTTGTGCAATTGATTGAGAAAGTTGTATCCTTTGGTAAGTTGCTCGTCTCTAAGATTCTTTGTGTCATCGAATCGGGAAACATTGATTTGTTTTTCCAATCCGAAGTTAAGAATTCTTATGACGATGAGTTCACTTTTATCACATCCCAGAAGGCTCGTGTTGACCTTGGCCGCAAGGCTGAAGTTGATGATGAGTCTTATGATCGTCGTGTTCACGAGTGTATTGAGACCACTTTGTCACTTTTGAACACTTGCAAGTCTGGTGAGAGAGCTTATTACTCTAGCCGTCTTGCGCTTTTGCGTGACATTCAAACTTCCCGCACCCTTTCTAAGAAAGAAGGTATCCGTCAGAAACCTTACGGAATGCTTCTTTTTGGAAGTTCAGGTGTAGGAAAGTCTGCGATTGCCAATGCTTTGACCCGTTTTGTTCTTCAAGTCAATGGTTTTGATTTCAGCCCTCGTGCTGTTACTTCATTGAATATGGAGGACAAATACCAATCGGAATTTGCTACTCATCATAAAGGTGTTATTTTTGATGACATTTGCAATACTGCTTTGGATCGCACTGAAGGGTCACCCACTTTGCCCGTTATTATGTTTTTGAACAACATGACAATGGCAGCTTTGAACGCTAATGCCGACATGAAAGGAAAGGTTATGATTGAACCAATGGTTGTTACCGCTACGACAAATGTTAAGGACTTGTTGTCCAATCAGTTGTCTAATGAACCGTTGTCAATCAACCGTCGTTTTGAGGTTACTATTACTCAGAAGGTCAAACCTGAGTATTGTAAACCTGGTTCCACCATGTTGGATAGTTCAAAGATCACTCACATGTCGAAAGATCAATTTCCCGATTATGCTTTGTTTACTGTTGAGGAACCCCGTTATAGGGAGAATTCTACTGGAGACAAATTTCGATCTGGGAAAACACAAAGTGTTATCTTTGTTCCTCGTATTTTCGAGGGGCGAGAACTTGTGGATATTGATATTAAGACACTGTTGCGTTTTTTGAAGCATGATTCTGAGGAGCATTTTGCTCACCAGGGAGCTTTTGTTCAGGCGCAACGTGATTTATCTGATATGCCATTGTGTAAGTGTGGAATGCCTGTAGGAATGTGTGATTCTTGTCCTTTGGAATCACAGGCTGGTATTCCATATGTCAGTGAGGTTGTAGAATACCTTTCTGCTTTGGAGATTCGTCTCATTGCATGGTTGAATGCTTTCTTGCAAACCCTTATTGTTTCAAACTTTGGATCAGCTATTGTTGCTTTTCTGATGCGAAACAAATTGAAGGAAATTGTTAGGAATAGCATTGGATATTATTTGATTTGTGTCGTTATTACACTTATCTATGATTCTTTTGTCCATGTTCGAGGATCTTGGATGGTCCTTTTGTTTACGATTCTCTACTCGCTGTATGTTGCTGCGCGTTTTTACTTGGTCCGTCGTTCTGTTATCAAGAAATTTGCTAATGTTCCTTTGCCCTCTCAATACATTCGTGAATTGAGTTGGAGTTCAAAGTTGAGAATTATCTATTTCTTGGTGTCAATTGGCGTCTGGAAGATTTTGGTTAAGTTAGCTAAGCATTGGAAGACACTTCCTACTGCTCAAGCTGCTGCACCCATTACATTGAAACCAGATGCTTTGGCATGGCAGAATGAAACAGAGTTTTGGGACAGGCATGCTCGTGAGCGTCAATATCTCTTTGGAGATGCTGGCGTTAGTGAGAAGTCCCGTACTATCTCAATGGAAAACTTTACCAGTTTGATTGGTAATAAGTTGATGGTTATTGAGAAAGAATGCGGGACTTACTGCAATGTTATCCCTTTGAAGAGTAATGTTCTTTTGATTCCCAACCATATGGTCAAGAAACAAACTGAGTTTGTTACCTTGATTAAGGTTGGAGGTCATACTTTTAAGAACATGCCTTTGGATGACACTGTAGCTTTGCGTGTGCCTGGAACTGATTTTGCCGTTTGGTATTGTCCAGGAGCTGGCCTACATCGCGATATTACTGACTATTACCCTAAAAACATTGATGAAGGTAAGAAGGTTGAAGTTTTTACCATTTATAACAATGATGGGAAATTAGTCAAATTCGCAAATATGATGGCCATTCGCTCTAAAGTTATCACAGATCGAGGAGGAATCTTTCAGGGATACAAATATAGTTTTCCTGAAGAGACCTTCGGTGGTTTGTGTATGGCAACTTTGGTAGGTAATGTTAATGGAATTCCATTCATTGCTGGACACCATTTGGCAGGTAAGGGTCACAGTGGTGCTGCTGGAGTTTTGACCAGACAAGCTATTGCTGATGCCATTGCTGAACTTGATGCGAGACCGGCTGTTTTGATTTCGCATTCTGCCACGCCTATGAATACTAAATGCATGGGAGTGGAGTTTGGACCGTTGAGTGCTCCTCATGAGAAATGTATTACTCGAAACTTGGAATCTGATGCCAAGATTCGAATTCATGGAGCTCATAATGGTCCTCCGCGCTCATCTCCTAAAAGTGCTGTTGTTACTTCGTTGATTTCACCTATTGTGAAGGAGGTTATGAAAATCGACAAGAAGCACGGTCCGCCTAAGGAGATGAGAGCTATTCGTCACAAGGAATTGGATATGAGTGGCAAGGTTGATACTGCTACTCAATTTGATTCCCAATTGTTGCAAAAGGCTGTGATTGATTATGAGTTGAGCCTGATGCAGATTCCAAAGTCTGAACTTGCTAAAGTTGGTAAGATTAGCGATGATGCTAATCTTGCTGGACTCGATGGAGTTCTTGGAATTAACGCAATGAATTTCTCAACGTCTGTTGGTTTTCCTTTGAAGGGACCTAAGACTCAGTTTGTTGAGAAATCTGATCGTGTTGTTCCGGGAATTTCGTGTCCTAGGGACGTTGATCCTGAGATTTTGGCAGCGGTTGCCGAGATGGAAGCCCTTCTTCTGAAGGGAAAATCCATTAACACCGTTTTCAAAGCCTCTTTGAAGGATGAACCGACCAAATTGAAAAAAGACAAGGTTCGTGTGTTTGCTGCTGCGAATATGCCTTTCGTTATGCTTGTTCGTAAGTATTTCCTCTCTATTGCTGCTTTGGTGCAGCGAAACAAGATTGCTACTGAATGTGCTGTAGGAACTGTTGTTCAGTCACCTGAATGGACAGAACTCTTTAGGCACATTGGAAAACATGGTTGGGATCGTGCTATCGCTGGCGATTATGCCAAGTTTGATGGCCGAATGAGCCCCCAATTTATGTTAGCTGCTTTCAAGCTTTTGATTAAGCTAGCAGAAAGGAGTGGAAATTATGATGAGGACGATCTCTTTATTATGCGTGGTATCGCTACTGAGATTTCTTATCCTACTTATGATTACTTTGGAACTTTGGTCCAGTTTATGGGTTCTAATCCATCTGGACACCCCCTCACGGTTGTAGTGAACAGTTTTGTGAACTCTTTGTATTTGCGCTACTGTTGGTATGCTATTGCCAAGAGGGAAGGGTGGTGGAACGTTCCCTTGTTCAACACGAAAGTCTCTGCTATGACTTATGGAGACGATAATATCATGACTGTTGCGAAGGGGTATGATTCGTTCAATCACACCGCTATTGCAGAGGAATTGGCTAAGGTGAGTATCAAGTACACCATGGCCGATAAGGACGCAGAATCTGTTCCTTTCATTCCTTTGCAGAGTGCTTCTTTTTTGAAGCATTTTGCTGTGTGGGATGAGGAGTTGCAGTTGTTCCGTTCCCCTGTGGAGGAGGATTCGATTGCCAAGATGTTGCATGCTCATTTACAATCTAAAGTTTTGTCGATGGAGCAGTCAAGTGCTGAAGCAATTCAGAATGTAGCATTGAAGTATTTCGAATTTGGACGTGAGGTATACACGCTTCGCAAAGCACAGCTCGAAGAAGTTGCACGTAAATCTGGTATTCAGGGGTACGTGGGACCTATTATGAGTTATGACGAGCGTTTGGCGTGGTACCGTGAGAAGTTTGACCTTTAGGTCAGCTTCTCGAAAGCCCGCCCTGGGGGCTTCTAATACCGGGGGCCACCGCAACTATGCGTTGGATAAGCTAAAAATAGTTGTCTATGTTTGATTAACGCACAATGTTTTAGGTTCTGCATTACCTAGAATTTGTGGTCAGCTACATAGATAGTCATTGTATATATCCATTATTTAGTGGAGGGTTGACAACCCAAGAAAATAGCACTGTTATGTTGTCGATTGATGTGCCGCACATAATATTTATTAAATTACATTACTAATCTTTATACTACTTATGAGCCTGAATCAGCTCAAAATGATTCACACATATCGTGCGATCCTCGCACAATTCGCACTGTCGCATCTTTTGATGAAGATGATGAAGTCTTGCAACTTCGTGCTCGGGTCAGGGAGCTACGACAAAAACTTGACCGAAAGTACCGCCATGTTAAGCAGCTCACTAAACGAGTTGAGCAGCTAGAAGGTATGATTTTGATCTCACAGTCTGGTGTTGCATCTGATTCAGATGCTCCAGAAGGGCGCACAGAAACTTCAGTTGCGCCTATGTCTAGGCAGGAGATTACTGCTTTCGCCGACCAAGATGCTGGTTGGTTGCAAACTATTGAAGGAACTTATGATTCTACAATGGACCTTGCAAAGAATGACGACAGTACTTTGGGTTCGTTCTTGAAGCGTCCTATCCGCCAGTCTGCACAGACTTGGCTTGTTGGACAAGGGCTTCATTACAAATTTAATCCTTGGCAGGCATTCTGTGAGAATCCCTACGTTAGGGACAAAATCAAAAATTATCAACTCCTTCGAATGAAGTTACATTGTAAAATGGTTATTTCTGGTACTAAATTTCATTATGGTCGATCACTCGTTTCATACAACCCTTTTACTTGGGGAGACGAGGTTACGGTCGATCGGGCGTTCATTCCACAGGATAATATACAAGCGTCGCAGAAACCTCACTTTTTTCTTAACCCGACTAAAAATACGGGTGGTGAACTCTGCTTACCGTTTTTCTGGGACAAGAACTATCTCAATATTCCCGCCGGTGATTGGAAAGATATGGGAGAAATTGTTATCAATTCGTTTGGTAACCTTCTCCACGCTAATGGCGGTAACGACCCTGTTACTGTCACTATCTATTTGTGGGCTGAGGACGTTGTTCTCACTATGCCTACGAACTCCGATCCACCACTTGTTTCTCAAAGTGGTCGTCGCCGTGCTCGTGCTCTTAATTCTAGAGACCAGGGCAATTCAATTGCTTCTGATGAGTATGGCACTGGTATTATTTCTAAACCAGCCGCAGCAATTGCTAGAGCGGCTGGTCAGTTGTCTTCACTCCCTGTTATTGGTCCGTACATGACAGCTTCGCAGATTGCAGCTGGTGCTACTGCTAATATTGCCAAAACTTTTGGTTATAGCAGACCAGCCGTTATTACTGATACGCAGATTATGAAACCCTCACCTACTGGTAATTTGGCGGCTACTGATGCAGCCGATGCCGTCATTAAGTTGACGCTCGACAGCAAAGCCGAGCTAACGGTAGATTCTCGAACAGTTGGCCTTGCAGGTCAAGACGAGATGGGTATCACTGAGTATTGCATGCGAGAAAGCTACTTAACCTCGTTTTCATGGGGGCCTGACCAGGCTCCGGACTCTCTCCTTTGGAACACTCGAGTACTGCCAATGCAGCTCGACAACGTGAACGATGAAATTCATATGACTCCCCTTGCTCACATGGCAACGTGTTTTGGAAATTGGCAAGGGTCACTAAAATTCCGATTTCAAATCGTGAAGAGTGATTTTCATAAAGGGCGTATTCTAGCTCGCTGGGATCCTAATTTTTTCACTTCATCTGTAAATTATAATACGAATTATTCTCGTGTGATTGATATCGCAGAGACAGATGACTTTGAAATTGTGGTTGGTTGGGGTCAATCTTCACCCTGGAAGGAATGTGGATCCCCGTTCGCTACGGGATCGAACTTTTCCGCTGTTTCGAGGTTATATACAAGTGATACGCAAGCCAACGGAGTTCTTGAGTTGGCCGTTCTAAACGAACTTGTTAGTCCCAGTATTGATGCACCCATTTCTATTAATGTTTTCGTTTCAGCTTGTGATGACTTTAAGCTGGCGAATCCTACAAATTCAAAATTGAATTATTTTCATTTGTTTCCTGTTCCACCGACTGAACCAAATAGAAATGGAGTGCAGGACGATGCCTTGGGACCAGGTGGACAAGGTCAAGTGCAGAACGTTGGCTTGGGACCGTTTTTACCTGCAGGTGGAATAGGTGATCCGTCAAATGGAGAATATGATGTTCTCACCTCCCAGTCTTCCGAGCCAAATGTTGAGACTGGTGACTCTACTGAGTCTGATAAACCTACGTCGTCTGGAGAGATAATCTCAATTGCGTCCAAATCGGACCCAGATGACAATACATATATGGTTTATTATGGTGACCCACCTACTTCCATTCGCGAGTTGTGTAAACGTTATTGTTTCACTCGCATGTGGTTCCCTGAGAGGGCAAGTACTGGTGCTATACGCATCAATGGCCTTACGAACAAGGATTTACCGTACCATACTGGATGGGACCCCCATGGAATTGATACTTCCACTGTGACGGGTAATCCACTAACTGTAGGACCGACTGCATTTCATAGTTGGTTTTTACCTGCATATGCAGGCTACAGGGGAGGTATGCGGAAAAAATACTTTTTCACTGGAAACTTGAAACAGTCTCCACAAGTAAGCCGATCGTTATATCACACTTATGGCAATGGATCTTCTACCGATTTAGAGCTCTCAGCTACTCAGTCGAATGCCGAGAGGCAGAAATTTTACTCGTCTCGTTGGAATTCATCGGCCGGTACAGGTACTGCCGCGACTAACATGTCGATCAATGACACAATTGAGGTCGAACTTCCATTTTATTGGAATAGGCGTTTCGCTGCTTCTCGTCAGATTAGAGCACAAACCCTTCAGTGCAACTCTCATAGAGTTGTGACCACTGCCGCGACTATTTCGGGGGAGGCACAAAATCAAGATACTCTCGGCTTGTTTTATCAGCAACACGATGCTGTAGCCGATGATTTCTCCCTGTTTTTCTTTACAGGTGTGCCCATTTATTATTTCTATTCCCTCAATGAGACTAGTTAGATGGTGGTCTTCCTCATATTTATTACATAATTTATATATATTTCTCAGAATTTACTGTAAGATTCTGGTTCTGAGAAATTATCCGACAGAATCGCTAACCCATGTATTGCGAAAGTAATATATGGGCTAATCAAATGGATGGCCCATTTGTGCGGCGCTAGCGCGTCGTGAGACTATGCTAACTCGAATGAGTTAAGTCTGGAGTTTTTATAAACTTGGAGCATAGTCTCCAGGTGTTTTTATCCAGGCCATAACTTTAAGAGTCAGACGTCTCGCTGTACACAAAGCCAGACCTATGAGGTTTTTCTTACTTTTTTATCTAGTAAGTTTCCTTTTAGCGGATTTGTGTCGAAGAGCACCATGTGAGTGGTAGCGAGGCCTTTTCTGCAAAAAAAG